TAATTGCGTACATCAATGTGCACCTCCTTGTAATTGACTTAGACTCGCCGTAATGTAGTGACTCAATTTACCTGAGTACTTAAAAACTTAAAACGCGCGGTTGTAGTTGTGACATGCACAAATACAACGTGTTAATGTTAGCAGAAAAGAAACTACGTGTCAATATTTATTCGTTAAAAAGCTTTTAATTAAGAGCAAAAATTGTATTTGACATAATCTACATATCTAGCCTATAATATACCTTGTTGTTGGTTCGGTAGCTCAGCTGGATAGAGCATCCGCCTTCTAAGCGGATTGTCGAGAGTTCGAATCTCTCCCGAATCATAAAGTATGGTTTTAAATAAAAGGTCAACCCGTAGGAATGCTGATGTTAAAGCATTCCTACTTTTTAGTTAAAGGCAAATAAAGGCTATTAATTTAAATTTGTTGCACGATTGTTGCACGATAATTTTTAAATAAAGACACAATTAAACTTGCTGGAAGCAATCTCAACAGACTATCTTGTTGCAAAAAAATAACGCCCACCTGAATAGGTGAGCGCTAATTACAACATAGGCGGGACATTGATCCGCCTTTTGTTAGTATATCATTAATAATATATTTTTTGTCCAACTTGTAAGAAGTTAGGATTACTAATACCGTTTTTATTTTGCAAATAGTTAATTGAGTAGCCAGTTAGATAGCTAATACGTGATAATGTATCGCCTGATTGTACAATACGATAACGTCCAGCGTTACTTGTGCGAGCCGTAGACGTCCCACCAGTCACTTTTAGGCGTTGTCCCACATAGATATAGTTAGGGTTTCTAATGCCGTTCAGATTGGCTAATTTTGCAACTGATGTCCCGTACTTCGCAGCAATTGAGCTCAAGCTATCACCAGAACGAACAATGTAGTAGCTGCCAGTTGCCTGCTGTGTCTGTGAGCCTGCCAACGCAATCTCAACATTAGATCTGTTGATCCAGCTCATGATGCCACCTAACAGAACTTTTTTGCCAGATACTTGGATAACTTTGTAAGACTTGCCTTTTACCCAACTCGGAATATAAGCACCGTTAGACCACTTCTTAGCAGAATAGTCCACCTTAACGGTGTAGCCTGTTTTAATATCGCTCTTAGGCGTCTTGTTAGCTTTCTGTCCTTGTTTTATGGCAGGCGTCTGTGTCTTAGGTACCGCAACTTTTCCGCCAGTTGACGGGTTTGTATATCCCTTGTAACCGGCTTGGGTAATACCAGTTAGATCAACGTTACCATCTAACCCGCCTGCCCGATATGTGCTAGTAAATTGGAAAATAGCTACATTGTTAGCACTCGGGAAGTAATTATAATTAGGTGTAGTCCTAACTTGGTAGTCGGGATATTCTGCCAACCATAACGGATATGTGTTGCCGATTGCATTTAAACTAAACTTACCTCTTGCATATGTGGGTGAAGTATACAATACGGCTTTATAACCAGCTTTCTCAATCTTATTTAAAGCGTACAGAATTGAATTTTGTGTTGGTGTCCCACTTTCAACGTCTAACGCTACAATACTGCCCTTGGGTGTCTGTACCTGTGGCAAGTAATAATCTAACATTTGATCGGCTTGAGCGTTGTTTGAAAATTGTGAATAAATATAAGTGTGTGCTCGTTTACCCTGTGCAATCGTAGACTTAACTTGCGAATTGTAAGTTTTTTGCGTTACGAAACTGCCATTATAATATCCGCCAATCTGTGAGATAGCAAACTTATCATCTGACTTACCAAAGATAGCTGAATAGCCTTGATACTTGGCTAGATCAACTCCTTGTTCGCGTGTCGCAGCTTGAACGTTTTGAGTTGCGCCACCGTATAAAAAAAGACCAGTCGCAACGACTAGCCCAGTTAATACTTTTTTATTCAAGTTTTATTCTCCCTTCTTATCAGTAGGAGCTGTTAAGATACCGAATGCCGTCAGTGCTGAAATAACCGCACTAATTACACCCGAAACACTACCTACCGTGTTATTATCTATACTTACGCCTAATGCGCTTAAGACGCCTGTGATTGCTGCGATAATTGCACCAGATAGTGTTAACCATGCACCAGCACTATGTTTATTAAAATTTAGCTTCATCCTAAATGCCTCCTCAAAAGGTCGACCGAATTCTTTAATTCTTCAATTTGTTTTGTCTGTGCTTCAATCGTTTTGCTTTGACCATCGACAGTGCTTTGCAGTTGATTGACTTTAATGCGCAAGCTGTCACGCTCGGTTTTGGTATCGTCTAGCTCGTGTGTAAGTTTGTCTAGCCTTTTCCATAAATCCTTCGTATGATCGGCATAGACTGCTTCATTAGACGAAACTTTCTTTGATTTATTAGCATACCAACCGCCTACACCTGAGATAATAGCGATTATAATAGCTCCGATTTGTGGATCAACATTCAAACCGCCTCACCTACCCATAGTTCTATCAATATGCTAACCGCAATCGAACAGATTAATATTGTTGAGAATGTTACGAAACCGGTTATTGCAATATCTTTTGTAATATAAAAAAATGCCAATGCAGACCATAGCACTAGCATGGCTATCATTATTCCAGCCTTTAATTTTGGCATATAGTGAGGCGTAACACTTGCATATATCCCTAGTAGTCCAACTATTCCAAAACCATATACAAGCCCAGAGTTGACAGCATTATAAAGGATAAAAGTGTTGCCTGTTTTTGGTATCGCTCCACCAAAATCAACTAGACGCATCGACACATACAACGCCCAGATTAAGCAGATCGTAGATCGCAGCAATATGAATCTGTTGTTCATTAGTCTGTTACCGAACTTCACATTCTCTTCGCTCCTTTCTCGTTGCACAAAAATAGCCGCCCTTGCGTACTGTGGATTTCGTAGGCGACTATATTATTGAATTATTCTGTTTGTTTTTCTTCATCCACCGCAGTTATATCAGTTAATTTTTTACGTCCAATAGCTTCGATTTCTTTCTTTGTTAAATCATCAAAAGACTGCCCATCATCTAGTTCGTCTTGTTTAATTTCGATTGTTGCATTGATATAGTTATTGCTTATATTGCCATTAAATGCAATTTGTATTGATTCAGTCTGACCATCATTGCCAAACTGATAAGCTAGTCTCGTTGTGTTAATATCCATCATTAATTACCGTCCTTTTCGTTTTTGGATTGTGCTAATTCATTTTGTAGCATAATAAATTTAGCCTGATATACAGCATTCTGATTTTCTAATTCTGTAATTCTACTTTGCAAAACCTGTACTAAAACACCTGCATCAACTTGCCCATTCTGTTCATTTTCTTTAACCATTTGATTCACCTTTCAATTTCTTAATTCTATTTAGTAACTGCCAATTCATTTCCTAAAGCTTTTAAAACTGCACCGGCCTTTTCTGATTCTTTCAGGTCTTCTACAATAGTTTTGTCTAATAAAACCCTTCCACTAGAAATACTAAATTGTTTCGATTGTAATGTAAAAGTAATAGTATACAGGCTAGAATCGCCAACTGGTGCTTTAGTATTCAAAATTTGTAAATTTGTTTCATCCATACTAATCATCTCCTTCCAATTCGCTTATTCTTTTATCCATAATATTTAATTGTGTCATCAAATAATCAATTTTATTATATGCTTGGCGTAATAGTTCGTGATGTAGGATAGGTAACCTATCATATTGTATCCCTTCCAAACTACCGTCTGCACCATAACTTATAAATTCAGTCAGCCCAGCAACAGCAAGATCTTCTGCTATAAAGCCAGCGTGATGATTAACAGTCGGGCTTTCTTGGATCATGTCATTACCCATTAATTTATTAGCAAAATCTTGAGTTTCTTGTTTATCAAACCATTGTTTTGGTTTAACTGCTAAAAATGATTGTGCTTTTTCAGTTAAATTGTCTACATCTGATATATCTAATTTATACTTACTAGCAGAAGTACTACGACCTAAAACCCCATAAGATGTAACGACCATATTTGGACTATTAGAATAAGTCCGATTACGGATTGCCCTGCTTAAAACAAGAGCACTAGTACTATCTTTTCCGACACGAAGATCACCTTCCTGTGGAGCTCCTTTACCGAATCCAACATCTAGTTGGCGGAAATTACCGGCGTAGCCATACATAGCAGATATATAGTTACTAGAAGAGCCTATTCTACCGCTAACCGGTACTGTAGTGTTAATCTCAGGCTCTCCGTCTGTATAATTTATTTTCCAGTAATTTCTGTCACTAGAGGGACTGTATATTCGTAAATCAGTCGTATTTAAAGTTATTCTAAGCCCAGAGCGTATCAAAGCTGACATATTCTTAGATTCTGTACCAATCACTAGCGTATCATCTGTATTTGTTCCTATCGAGAACGATTTATTTCCGTTTCCTGTATAAAGAATCAAGTTGCTTGGATCAGATTGACCGTCACCAGCTAAGTCTTGTATACCCCACTTCATTCTCAATCTTCCATTAGCATCCCAACCAGAAATGCCGTTGCCGTCCATCTTGATGGATTTTCCACTGGCAGTTGCACGCATACTAATCAAGTTAGCGTTTAACGTCCCAGTAGTAATGTTACTAGCGTTCAAATTAACAACATTGACGTTAGCAGCGTTCAGTGTGCCAGTAGTAATCTTATTGGCATCCAAGGTATCAATCATAGCTGATTTAATGACACCATTTTTGATATAGGTATCACCATCGATCATGATTTTCTTACCCTGAATTAAAACTCCAGATTTATCTAAATTGATTTGGTTGACCACATCTAAATTACTATCCTGATATGGAAGAAGTTGATCTCCCATTGTCAACATTGTACCAGTTATATAGCAAGACACATCTGGTGGAATGTTTAACCACATATAAGTTAAATTAACCTCTTCGATATCGCTAGGTAATGTAGCAGTAGTAGAATATCTTGTCCAACCAGTAGGTAAATCATGGATATCATTTATACCATAATATGAGCTGTCCCCTTTTGAATCCGTTACTTTAAAGTAAATTCTAAACCGTCCACCATTTTCATTAGATCTAGTGTAGCAAGAAAGTGTTACTGTATTATTTTCCAAACTATCCATTATGGCTTGCGATGGATTTTGTATGATCGATAGTTCCTGACTACTGTCTGTTGGTGACGAAAATCCCATATACGTTCCCGATGCGATAGGAATTCCACCAGAAGGAGAAAACCATGTTGTTAAAGAAGAATCTATTTGCCAGCTCTCACCATTCTTAAACGAACCATTCCTAATGAGATTCGTGCCCTCGGCTTCAGTCCTTTTAACTGCAAGATTGATATCATCAGCTAATTGTGTAATCTCTGAGTTATAATCACTCATGCTAACTTTAGAATCAACTACATTGCTCAACTGCGTCACCGTGCTAGAATCAGCTTTGTTCTTAACAGTTGATTGAATACCATGAATAGTTTGATTGATGTTAGTAAACTTAGTATCTGTATCTGACTTGTTGTTGGTTACCGTACTAGAAATACTATCTGCTTTTTGGTCAACACTTGATAGAGCAGTAACTGTTGCCATATCTTCCGGTGCAGGTGTCCAATCGGTGGCCTTGTTGCCAAGTTCCAATTTAGGACGTCCCACTGTCAAGCCAAGTCCTGCAACCCCGTCAATAACAACGTTGCTGGAACCAAACCTATCAGTACCTTCTGGGAGTGTAAATGAGCTAGAAACACGTCCATGAAAAATATCTCTAACTTTAAAAGTTTTCAAAGCGTTAAAGGTTTCCAACTTGTTCGAACCTTGATAGCAAGTCAGATTAACATATATCCTAGCATCGCCAGACACAGATGTTACTTCGTCAACATTTATACCTACCGAAAGAGTGGCTTTTCTGTTGGCTAATTGAGATGCTTCAACATACGTAACGCTGTTTCCTAAACGGACAGCATCAGAATTAATTAGAAAATCAGTGTTCTTCAACAAGTTTCGTCCACCAACCTGGAAATTATCTACCTTGTTAGAGACACTTGTAACTGTACTGTTAATTTCATCAGCGCTCTGTTTAATCTGTGAGCCTGTCCACGATTGAGTAGCATATCCTCCATTATCCAACATGCCTTGGACATCTGAGCTAGACACCTTAGATGTAATGCCTTTGGCATTCTGCTTAATGTCACTGGTGTTTTGGCTAACCTCACCAGATAGAGCATTAACGGTAGTGCTATCTGCTTTGCTTTCAATATCTTCAGTATTCTGTGAGATATTTGTTTCGGCTGTCGTAACACGGTTAGTAACAGCATCTACATCTGTTTTGTTAGCCTTAGATTTAAGGGCGGTGGCATTCTGAGTAATCTGTGTACCCTGAGATTTTACGGTTTTGTTTGTGCCGTCTAGTCCAGTTTTTAATGTTCCTACTGTACTAGAAATACTATCAGCTTTTTGCTGTAATCTTGATATATTCCCCTGTGCATCAGTAATATCACTAGATAACTTGGTAGCCGTCTGTTGTAATTGTGAGACATTGCCTTTAGTATTTGCTGAATCAATTTTGATTGAGCTAACATCTTTGTTGATTGAAACAATATCTTTACCATTTTTAACAGCCGTATCAGAGAACTTTTTTAAGTCGGCCTTTGCAGTGTTTAAATCATCACTAACACCAGATAGACTAGAATTGATTGTATTTACTTTATCTTGGATATTACTAATGTCAGTCTTGCCACTAGCTACATCGTTAACAGCTTGATTAGCTTTGTTCAAGGCGGTTTTTGCATTATCTAAAGCCGTTGCACTATCAGAATTAGCAGTGACTACGTCTTTTTTGGTATCTTCAGCAATTTGTTTAGCCGTATCAGCTGTGTCAGTGGCAAAACCGGCGTCTGCAATTGCCTGATTAGCTGTGTTAACCGCATCTCGAGCTCGTTGCTTGGCTTCTGCCGCTTCTTCTTGAGCTTTTTCAACTTTATCAGAAATTTCATGTGTATCTTTAGTTGATATGACAAATGCCCATGTCACACCATCCCACTGATACATTTCGGTGTCCTGTCCATTGGGTTTATACCATAAATCTCCAATATGATTAGCAGTTGGTGTATTAGGGCCACGAAAAACTGTAGATTTGCCATCTGCGCCAATCTGCATAGTGTTAGCTTTATCGGCTGATTTTTGAGCTTCGTTAGCTTTATGGTCGATTTCTGCAATTGCTTCACCCAATGTTGCTGAAATATCACCTAACTCAAGGCTGTCATAACTATCTGTTAACACATTCCAGATAACCCGACTAACTTTGGCAGTTGTGTCAATGTCTAGATCTGGGAATCTGATTGGCACATTGTCACACAGGTCTAACTCCTCTAGCGGAGCCACATCAACATAATTACTTGTTTTGGACAGATCAATGAATGAAACCTTGATAGACACCTTCGGTATACCAATATCATTATCCTTGATATACTTCTGTGCCTGTGATTTCATACGTGACTTCAATTCTGAAACAGAGATATATTCGGTCTTGTCATCGGCACTATTATCACTAGGTTTACTACCAATCTTGATATCGCCAAGATAATTAGCCATATTCAGTGGTAAGACTTTTTGATTAGGGAATTTGTCAGCATTTGGTGCATTGACTGTTAAGCCATCAATCGTATAGATTGTTGGATCACTATTGGTATTATCGGAACTGATAAAATAAGGATAGATACTTGTGTAGGTATTAATAATATTCTGTTCCTGTTCAAAACTAGTGATATTCCTACCATATGCTAAAAGTGTATTGGAGACCGTCCCACGTTTAGATAATAATGAGATGTGTAGGTTGTCGAAACGATACTCACCGCCCCATACGTCCAATATAGATCCTTCAACACCACCTAATGCCTGCCTAGCTGATTGTACCTTGTCAATACTCCAGCTAGTAGAATTATGGGTATTGATGTCTGAATCGACTGTAAATTGATTAGGTGTGGTCAAATTTTCATTCCAAAAATTTAATGCCTGTTCAGCCGTCATATCAGATATGGATAATTGTGGTTTGATTGCAAAATCGTTAGATTTATAGCTGACATGTTCAGCATGGACAGCAATAATAGTCTTACCAGAGTTATCCATAGTTGGTGTTACTGTCTTGACAACAAAACGCTGGTCCTTTAACAAGTGTCCAGCGTCAACTTTAATTATTCTGTTATTTTTAATCTGACCAGCCCGTCTACCGTGCGATGGATATGTCACATCAAATACAAACTCACCATTGCGTTCCTCCGTTACAGTTGCCGTGATCGCATCAGGCAAGGTTCCTAAACCGTTACTGAAAAAATCTGTTGCATTACTTTCATATAAAACTGGATAACTCATGGATTAACATCTCACCGCCCATCTGGGTAAAAGCTCTGCTTTAGTTATATTATCACCAGTGATTTTTACTGTTTGCTTTCCCATTGCAATGTCAATAAAATCACCATACATTTTGTCGAATTGTGTCCTTGTGCCAGCAAGATTAGTACATAGCTGGCTATCACTATCCATGACTATTCCACCGTCAATTCCTTTTAAGGATACGGAACGATTACCGATTTTGATTGTACAATCACCTTTGCCAGTAATCTTGATTATTGGTTTAGCTAAAATTGTACCAAGGTTATTTAATTCATAACCATCAGTAATAGTCTGATATGTCTGACCAGTTGTTAGATATTTGTAAGGCATCACATTAAACGATAACGTCTGCGTCAGATAGGCAGCAGATTTCTTGACCCGAAACTCGCCAACAAAACTTGCACAATAAATAAAGTCTGGATCGAAGCTAAAGCTCATGTCATGCCAATTTGTATCTTGCAACATTAATTGCTTAGCTGCCTCAATCTTTTTAATTGAATCATCGTAACTACCAATATAGGTAATTGGAAAATCTTGCTTAAAGCTTTTGAACCTGTTGTTTGGTATTAACAAGTCTCCATCACGCCCAGGTATCTCAACAGCTTGATAATCTGGTGTGGTGGAAGCCAGTTCATAGTCTGAGTTAATATACATATTAAAATCACTAGACTTATGACCGTTAAATTTAAATTGTGAATATCCCATTTTTATAATGCTCCCCTTACTCTTTGATTATCGAAACTATTGAATTGTTGTGACATATTTCTAACATTTTCACGACTAGTCTGACTGGTCATAGGATCAGTGGCAATATCTAACATTCTTGATAATAGAGATAATTGTTGTTTCTGCACGTCCATCTGTTCGTGTAATGCATCAATGACATCTGCATTATTATTGTTGATCTGAACGTTACTATTGCCCATCCTAACTTGTGTGGCTTCATTCATGTGTCGGATGGCAGGTCTAGCAGATAAGATAGTATTAACAGCCTCATTGCCTGCAACAGTCCCAGCAGCATAACGTTTGAATAATTTAGCCGTCTGACTAGCTTTGGTAATACGTGTACCACGTGGAAGATTGTATAATACGTTTCTGCCTTCTGGAATAAATGCTTGTCCATTAGGCAATGTAATCAATTCACGATATTGCGATCCTGTCTGGTCATTAACCATAGCAGTCCCACCAGCAAAGTGATCGTCACCTTTTGCTTTCTTAGTGAACTTGCTGATGACCCAATTAATTGTTTTATGAATAGTCGTCAATGTTCGTTTATAATTATGCAATCCTGCAAAACGCATAACTGCTCCAAAAGCTCTGCCTGCTGCCCAACTTGCATTATCAGCAGCTCTAGCATGCTTAGTACCGCCTGCGCTTGTGCCACGCCACCTGTCAACAGAACCTTTAGCACTACCCATTGGACGGCTTGCTAAGTCAGAACCCTTAGCTTGCTTGGTACTCCCTGTTGACGTATTTCTAAATCTATCAGTTGAACCTTTAGCTTTATTCATCTGACCAGAGGCTTGATCTTTACCTCTTGCGTTTTTCAAACCGCCAGGACTGGTTTTCCTGAAACGGTCTACTGAACTCTTAGCAAGGTTCATTGAACCAGAGGTGCTATCTTTACCCTTAGCGTTCTTTGTTCCACCCGGAGAAGTCTTGCGAAAAACGTTAGTTGAATCAGTTGCTTTATTCAACGGTCCACTGGCATTATCATAAGCAATTAACTGTTTCTTGCCCGGGTTAGCTTTATTGTAATGATTTATGGCATCCAAAGCTGCTTGTGCATTACCAGAAGCTTTATCTTGAGCAACCATTTGTTTAACAGTCGATGCTGGTATCTGCTTCCATAAATCGTACTTAGTGATGATGTTAGCAAGATCCGCACTCCCCTTAGCGTGGACAATCGCATCTTTAGCATCAGACGGTAAATCATTCCATTGCCCCATCTTATTCATCTGGGTAATTAAATCAGCAGTACCTTTAGATGTAACTAGTGCCTGTTGTTTTTTCAGTTTTAAACCATTCCATACACCAGCAGTGACCAAAGCATCAACCATTTCAGTTTTACCCTTAGCAGTCATAATGGCAACCTGTTCTTTAGGCGTTAGACCATTCCATACACCGATTTTGTTCAGCGCGGTAGCCATCTCACCGCCACCCTTGGTAGCGACTTGAGCAATCTGTTGTTTGAGTGTGTAACCATTCCACAAGCCTAACTTAACCAGCAAGTTACCGATACCCTTATCATCACCAGATAATACTGCAATTTGTTCTTTAGGTGTTAATTGGTTCCACTTGCCAATTTTATTCAGCATGTCATAAAGTTCGCTAGTCCCAGATGTCTTCAGAACTGCAGATTGTTCTGCTGGTGTTAACTCGTTCCACTCACCTGTTTTAATTAACAGGTCAGCAATCTCTTTTTGCCCTTTGGCATTAACAATGGCCGTTTTCTGCTGAATGGTTAAATCGTTCCATTCGCCGGAATCTTCCATCATCTTAACTAAATCTTTGCCACCTTCAGAATGAATCAGAGCTTTCTGTTCTTTCCAAGTCATTCCGTTCCATTTGCCTTGCGAAATCGCAGCATTAGCAACCATTTCTTTAGCATTGGATTTTAGCTTGCCTTCTTTGGCTAGTAATTTAATCTGATCCCATTTTTTACCAGACTTAACAGCCTTGTTAACTTCTTTTTGTGCATTAGATTTAACTTCTCCAGTTTTAGGGTCGAAAACTAACTTGTTCCAAGCATCTGCAGCTTTTCGTGCCTTTTCAGACATTTTCCCAGTTGTATCAACAATGGTATCGGCATTCGTTTCAACGCTATGACGATACTGTTTGATATAAGCCATACCATTTTTATAAGATAAGCCTTGTCTGAGCATATCTTGTTTAATGGTTGCTGTCGATTTGCCTGAAGCTTTTTCAAGCTTTATATATTCTGCAGCAGTTTTATCCATTACACTAGCTGTATGCTTATGTAATGCATCCATTCCTGCATCATATTCTTTTTGGCTGATCCGACTACTATCAAGCGCTTTTTTCAAAGCTCGTTGCTGTTTGGCCATACTTTTAGTCGTAGTTCGTGAAATGTCATCCAAGTCCCTAATCTGACTATCACGTTGAGCTTGAGACATTTTAGAATAGTCTTTGTTCAGACTAGCCATAATTTTCTTTTTCTTTTGACCAGTAATACCTAGAGCTTTGATTTCATCTTGTTGCATAGCATACTGGTCATTTTTCAATAATTGACGTTCGTTGTCGTTGAGATCAGCAATCTTACCATTGTGATTTTTGAGAATCTGTTGTGCCTCAGCGTTATGCTTTTTTGCATCATCATTAATTTTGTCTAAAGTTCTTTTTGTTTTTTGTGCTTCTTTTTCAACAGTTGCTGCAACTTCAGAACTAAGACCCTTAACTGACTTCTTAACATTTTGCATATGATCGTGTGCAGACTTTTCAATATCGCTGAATTCTTGATCAAACTTCTTAGACATTGAACTTGTGCTTGTGCTGAAACTACCGTCTAAATTATCTAAAGCATCATTAATGCCATCAGAAGTGCCCTTGAACTTAGTTAAAGCAGTATCAGCCGTCTTACCAACATCAGAGCCCCAACGTCCCGTACGTTCTGCACTAGCAACAGCTTTTTTGCCCCATAGTTCCCAGACAGCAATTCCACCAACAACGGCGGCAGTTACGCCTAAAACGGCAGGATTTAATAAGCCCAATCCACCTGCAGCAGCACCTGATGCACCTTCAATACCACCCAATGCTCCAGTTGTAGCCGCAGCTTGACCAGCAAAAGTAGTTGCGCTATAAGCAGCCCGACTAAAGCCAGATTTCAAAATCTGTAAACCAGTGCCACCTAATTTAGCGGCGGCACGCATACGATTAATTCCACCAACAACGGAAGCAATACTCTTGATAGTACCACCGATACCACCTGATAATTTCCCAAAAATAGAAATTAAAGGTCCAGCAGCGGCGGCAGTTAAGCCAAACTTAACGATCATTTCCTGCGTCTTAGGATTTAGTTTTGTAAAACTATTGACTAATTTAGAAACGTCTTTGGTAATATCGATAATTGAAGGAGCTAAGGCTTCACCAATTTTTATACCGGCAGTTTCCAAAGAACCCGTCATATTCTCAACGGAAGCTTTGGCATCATCATTCATGGTCTTGGCCATTTTACGAGCTGCACCGTCTGAATGTTCCAAACCACTAGATAATTTGTTAAATTTATCGGGTCCAGCTTGAACTAAAGCCATCATACCTGACAAGGCTTCTTTACCAAACAAAGTCGTTAACATTGCAGCTTGAGTCTTCTTGTCATAGCCCTTCATGGAAGTTCCTAAGTCGCCAATGATAGTGCCCATTGGTTTCATTTTTCCTTGAGAGTCAAAGAAAGAAATACCTAACTTATCCATAACGCCTTGCATGGCCTTAGTTGGTTTGGCTAGTCGAGTTAATGCACCACGTAATGTTGTACCAGCTTGAGTACCTTTTATGCCTGCATTCGACATTATCCCAATAGCTGCAGCAGTATCTTCGAGTGAGGCACCCAAACTATGAGAAACAGGAGCGGCATATTTCATTGCTTCTGCCATATCTTGAGTTTCAGCATTAGTATCAGCAGCAGCTTTGGCATAAACATTGGCCAAGTGTCCTGACTTATCAGCACTCAAACCAAAGGCGTTTAAAGCACTAGCGGCAGCGTCCGCAGATGCGGCAACGTTACCACCAGAAACGGCGGCTAAATCAAGTACACCAGGCATAGCCTTCATGAGCTCATGTGGTTTCATGCCAGCAGATGCCAAGTTTTCCATACCTGCCGCTGCTTCTCTGGCACTAAATTGAGTCTTAGCGCCTAAATCAACAGCCTCAGCTTTCATGGCTTTAAATTCCCCGCTGGTTGAACTAGAAATAGCTTTTACACGATTCATCTGGTGATCAAAGTCTAAAGCTGTCTTAACAGCCGCAACACCAATTCCCGCAATTGGCATGGTTATACCATGTGTCAAAGTGCTACCAACCGTTTGCGCTTTCCGTCCAACGGTTTGCATTCCAGAACCAACTTTGTTCATTCGTTGACTGGCTCTGTACCAACCACTGTCTTGCAAAGTAATCTCACGATTCATACGTTCCATTTGAGCTTTTAATCGTTCAGCTTGTGCAGAGGTTCGATTGTATTGATTAGCTGCATTAGCCTGTCGTGTGGTTAATTTGGCTTGTTCTTCAGCGGTACTGGCAGTCTTGCCTTTCAAATCTTGATAAGTCTTTTTCTGTCGAGCTAACTTTGCTTCATAGTTCTTCATCTGCTGACCCATAGAGCCATAGGCAGCTTTCATACCATTCAAACTTGAGCCATAACCTTTAATGGCAAATTTTTGAGCACGTAAAGCGGAACCAGTTGCTTTAATCTGTGCATTCAACGCACGAGCACTCGATTTGAATGGATCTATATCCAAACTAACAGTCGCAGCTAAATGTCCTAATGAACCACTTGCCATATTATTATTCCTCCTTTCTGGCTAGAATAAGAACGGAAACGCCTCATCGATGTATTGTTCTTTTTCTGCATAAATTTGTGTTAAATGTTCGAGGTCATCTAGAGTCATGTGATCAACTTCATATAATTTATAACCTTCGTCCAAACGGACTTTATAAATAGCATCAAGCTCATCCATTGCCTTCTGAATGTCCTCGGCTGTTAGTTTTTTTCAGAATCTTCCTCTTCAGAATCATCTTCAGATCCACCTAGAGAATCACGAATGGCAATATTTATCACATCTAAATTTTTCAAATTACACCCTTGTTTAACATCACCGATCTTAAATTGCCCATGCCAAAAATTAACAGCAAAATTAGCAATAGCTTTTTCATTGTCATCAGCATCTTGAGGGATCTCACCATCTGAACGTTGGAGCATTCGAGTCTGAACATACTGAACTTTCAAAGCCTGTATCATGTCATGCAATACTGGTTCTTCATTACGAACAAATTTCTTCGTTTTGCCATCAATCGTTAATTCTAATTCATACATTTTGATATTCTCCTTTTATTTCGTCTCATTTTTATCGTCTCTGTCTTAATTTGTACTATGAAATTATCCTTCAGCAGACATAGTTGCGTCGTCTTCGGTAGCTGGGAAGACCCACTTGTGGAATTGTTCGAAGTCAAAATCTTCATTGTCTTCACGACCGATCAAAACAACGTTGCCATCATCGCCACCACGTGGTACGAATGATCCTTCAATTGAATCGGCATTTGGATCTGGTGTGCCGTCAACAGTATTGGTATCCATACCTGGGATCGTAAACTTGCCTTTCAGCATTGCGAACCAAATGTTTTTACCATTTGATGTCTTCGTCTTGAACAAAGTAGCCACATCCTTAGGTACTAAGTTCTTGTTGTAGACTTCAACACCACCAACGACTTTGATGCCATATAGGTCTTGTTTCATTTGAGAATCAACATCGTAGATCTCAATAGTTTCCTTGGCTTCAGTAATACCGCCTGACAAAACAGCATATGGTCCATCGTCCGCAGCGATTGTCTTCATCTCATTGGTTAATTCAACTTTAATTGTGGATAAGCCTGGAACTTTCCGAGTTTCTTGTACTAATTCACTTTCATCAACAGCGCCGTATTCGAAATTACTTGCGCCAAATTTAACTGGTCCTTTAGCCATTTTCTATTCCTCCTCTGGAATAAATCCTTCAAAATTGCCCTGTACCATTATTAGAGTTGGTGTATCAGAATCTTCAACATGATCCACGTAATACCGTTCGAAGCCAGCATCGTGCATTGTTTGATAAATCATTGACTCCAACTCATCTAGGTCAGGTAATTTTTCTTTTGCGATCCAAAAGTCAATTTGTACTCTTGGATATTCAATAATTCTTTCATCGTCAGCACTATCAAACCACTCCCCAGGGATCCGTGTAATTCTGATCCACGGTGCATTTTCTGTTGCGTGGAATGTATCGTTTGGAGTACCCACAAATATATAAGGGAAGCTCATCGGCTTTCCTCTAATCTCATCTAAAAAGCCTACAAGATTCTGATTACTAGTCAGAAGCTCATAGGCTCGTTGTTCAGCAAGCAAATCTAATCACCTACTCTTAAATTTTTGATAAAGTCCTCTAAGACTCGTGTTCGTGTTTCGCTTTGAGTTTTCTCCACAAAATGTTGCGGGTCCTGTTTCGAAGTCCCGCTGTTAGGAAAGTGAGCAATAGGTCCTTTGGTCTTGTCATAGCCAACATCAGCAGAATAATCACCAGTCTTGATAGAAACACCGGCCACTTTAACTGCAGCTTGCAAATGCTCCAGCCCGCTATGATCTTCACCAGAAACTGGAGTATTGGCTTGCAGTTGATCCGCAAAATCTTTAGCTCCTTCACGAACTGCTGCTCGTGCATGTCGATCATAGCCTTTAGTCAAGTTTTGAACATTGAGCAACATTTCGGCTTCACCTTCAATGCTCATTGAACCACCTTCACTGAAATTTGGATAATATCTTTAGTCCGATAATCGGGATCCATTGAAATGATCTCATAATCTTGTTTACGCCACTTGATTGTCCAATCCATTTGAATTTCCTTCTGTTGTTTAAATGCGATCACAAAAACAGGCGAATTCTTACGATAACCGACTTTATCGGGCTGATTGACAAACTCTCGCAATGGGACCTTGGGAACTTCTGCCCAACAAGAAAACTCCTCTTTAGGCTTGCCATTAAAAGGTACGCCGTTTACAACTCCAATCCCAGGAGAATAAAACGTGATCCGTTCGGTCATGTTAGCCGTCTTCACTATCGTCCACCTCAGATCGCAATTGATTAACAATATCAGCAATGCTGTTCGTTAATTCAGGCCGGTAGTTATCCGCAGTAATTCCACGCTGATAATAATCTTCTTTGACTTGTTTCATCAACGCAATTAAAAACCGAGGATCGCTAATGAAGGTTGCCGGAGTCGAGTCTGCCTGAATTGCTCTTGCAATCTCTAACCCCGTTGAATCGACTAGATTTTTTAAAACGTCATCATCAAAATCCTGGTCTATTTTGCAATAAAGTTTTAAGGTTGCAAACTGGTCATCTGTCAAAAGGGACATTTAAATTCCCCCTAACTAGCAGCACTAACAGTAACGGATAATGTGGTTGTTAATTTGCCAGCAGCAAACGTGATTGTTGCTGAACCGGCTGCAACCAAACTAACTGTGAAACTACCATCACCGTTTTTAGCAACAGTAGCAATTGATGTATCACTTGATGTTGCTGTTACATATCCCGAAGCGCCCTCAGGTATCAAAGTTGCGGTCACTGACTTAGTAGTGCCAGCGGTACCGCTCATTGTCTTTTGTGATAAAGCGATACCGTCAGGCGTTAGGATTTTGAGTAAGTTAAGAAATAGCCAGCTTTTTCATCAGCTTTAGCAACACCAAAACGCATACCAGCTTGCAAGTATTGACCATAGATCTCGTTATCGACCCAACGAACCATGAAATCAGCACGGTTAGCAAATAGAACACCACGCTTGATGTCACCAATAAAGGCATGTGCTTCGTTACCTTCGCCAAGATCAGTATCAGCAACAACAGCAACCGGCATACCCAATAATACTTTGCCAGATGGAGTCAGGATTGAATCTTGAAGCAAGTAACGACCATTACCGTCTTTAACTGTATCTAACCAGTTGTAGAACGATTGAGAAACGATCATGACACGATCATAAGCTGGATCTAAGTCAACATTGATAATATGTTTCAAGTCGTCAATTGTAGCAACGTCCTTGCCAGTAAAAGTCTTAATAACACCAGTAATAGCAGCGTTAGTTGTATTGACCTTGATTTGCTGACCGTTTTGTTCAACAACTGGCATTAAGTCGATTTCAGAATCATCCAAAGACTCTTGAGAAAGTGGCAATGCTTGACGATAAGTTTCAATTGTCCATTCAACACTGGTAAAGTCCGGCTTAGCCATTGCTGGATTCTTTTCCAATTCAGCAACAGTAGTCATCGTTGAAGCAGCATTTTTCAAGATTGGATATGTTCCTTTACCGTGTTGTGCTTGGAAAACATTGACAAACTGTTTTAAATCAATAACTGTCTGTAACTCACGTTGTGGGTTATAAGAAATTTCATCTGCAATTGTTGGTTGAACATCTGGCTTTTTAATACCATCAGTAGTAGGGTCAATGTCACGATTATTGATAGCTACGAAATCACCAACATCGGTCTTTTCAAAATTCAGACCATCGCGTTCACGCCCACGAGAATGAATATAAGCATTGACTGCATCACGATATTCTTGTGCTTTATTTTTCTTGTTACGACTACCAGCTGGCTTGGAATTATCATCACCATCGATAGCCGCTTGGATCAGATCAGCTTCTTCTTGTAATTTACGAACTTCACCTTCAACTTTTTCGATTTCAGAGCGTTTGTCCTTTGCTGCAGTTAATTCTTCTTCGCTGTTTGCTTTTTCCAGCATTTCACGAAATTCTGCATTTGATGTTTTGATAGAATTACTTTTTCTTCGATTTTTTGATGTAATTCTGCTAATTTTTCCTGTAGATTCATTTAGTATCTACTCCTTTCAATAGTTCCTGTTTTTCCACATCTAATAACATCTGACGTTTCTCATCACGCCACTTTTCTTTATTCTTACGTAATGACTCAACTAACTCTTTACTTCGAGCACCAACAGTTGCTTCTGTATCAGGATAAGCGGGAGTGGTAACCACAGAAACATCATACAAGTGATCAATTGCCCGAATTAAACGATTATATTCCACACCATCTTCATCCGATTCTGACCATTCTTCGGCGTCTTTTTGACGTGCGATCGTAAACGCAAAACTACATTGATTAATAATACCGGCACCGATATTGGCCATAAGATCACGTGCTAATTGTGTATCTGTTGGTTTAACTCTGAATTTCAAACCAATGTTATCAACTTCTAACTCCAGATTGACCCCTGAACGTCCTAAAACTTGATTCTGATCATGATTAAAGGTTGCTACTACATTGGACATATCAGCATGGTCTAAAGCGTGAGGATCGATTTTTTCACGAAAAAAGCCAGCTAATACATCAGAGTCCTTATTGAACTTTAGTGCATAGCCTTCGATAACTTTTTCTCCGCCTTCATCATTCTCCCTCAGCTCCACTTTCGTCTGGATCTGTCGACTTTCTAGGTTCTTTGCCATTAACTTCACCCCCCTTCAGCTGATATTCTTCTTTCTTATCCAAAAAGACTGAGTTCAAATCTGATTGCATTCTGTCCATGTTCGGATCGTCAACAGTTGCACGCCCAGATTCGGCTAAGGCGCGGTTAGGTGTCAGCAGAGTCCCTTTAACAGCGTTCACTGCGTCTGTAATGGATAAGCCAGTTTCTTTCCTAGTATCAAAGTTCAAGCTCACCTTGGCACGCTTACGAGCCGTTAACAGCTTGCTCTCAAATTCGGCAAGGATCGGATTAAAATAATACGGCAAGTCCGAATTGATGAAATCTTCATTCAATTGCTTAACCGACTGGTTAGGACTGTTGATCCCCAACTTGTAGCTTGGGATATGCAAAGTTTTTGCAATTTGCGCCGTTGAATAATTATTGGAATTGATCAACTGTAGAATGTTGGTATCAACATCAAGCGTCTGATAATCAAAAGTATCATCAGTAATGATCGGACTACCCGTATTAGCGTCCGCCTGAGCGTACTCAAAATCTTTTCTAACCTGTTTTCTTGACTCTTTGGATAATTTACCTTTGGCGTGCAAAATGCCGCCCTTGAGCCCAGATTTAAAGAATTTAGTCAGGGTCTGAATGCCAGACTCTTGCAGATTGATTTCATCGCGCAAACTTAACAGTGGCGAACGGCCATGAATGCCATCGTACGTAAAAAATTTAAAATGGATCACGTTAGCAGCTTCTTCAACGATCGTCTTATTTCCATTCAAAGGTGTAAATTCATACTTGATGTTATTCGTATCAGAATCATCAATATAGACTTGGCTAGTTGGATAATATTGAATCAATGCCGGCTTATCAGATAAAGGATCTCGAACGATCCGTGAAAAGCCATCGTTTGCTAAAATCGCGCTAACTGCCATAATGAAACGCCAATGATAAGCGTCCAACATTGAATTAGGCTCTTTATTAACTAAATAAAGAGTCTTATCTTCAACAATATTGTCTTTCGAGTCACACTCAATAATGGGAAACCTTGCCACATATGACGCAATATACGAGACCGCAGTTAATACATCTGAATTCTTTAATGCTGAAACACCAACATACGAACCGGTAGAATAACCAGGCAAGATACCATCATTGATCAAGCCCATCGCCCAATCAGCACTTTTATCGCGTTTTTCCATGTTAAATAACATTTATCTCACCCCCTTCCTGCCAGCCACGCAGAAAGTAGTGCTAAGATCACGACCAAACTTCCAGAAATAAACCAGCCAGCTATTTCAGATAACTTAAAAGCACCAATTGAAAGCATAGAAAAACCGCAAATCATCAAGACTTGCGGTTCATTGATACTCCAAAACTTCTGTAGTAATTTTAAAAACTTCAACACACCACCTCCTAAAATCCAAAATTTCCGTTCATAATCTCATCATCAGTAATATAATTATCAACGTCTTCTCTAAAACAAATCGCAAAAGCATCCAACAAAGCATCGAGTGCATCAATTTTATTGGAATACTTGTTTTTATCGATACGAACACCATTATTATCACTTTTTAACACCGCATTATTGATCGCAGCAGTTAATATATCATTGCCATTATGCTTGATCCGACCATCGATCACATCTTCATGAAACTGTTTAGTTGGTGCTGACAATGTCAACGTACCTTGTCGAATTGAAGCTTGTTGCCATTCTGGGTGTCCTTTTTCGATTTGAGTCAGTAACGTCCCATATTGTGCCGGATCATAACAAATCATCTGCACATCTAAGTTATGCTCGGTTACAAACTCATCTAACCATTGATACACACGGTCAACATCAATTACGCCAGATTCAAGTTGCGTTATGTCGCACTTACCTTCTTGTTCTAAGCGACGATAATCCATCCGATCGGATTTAATTTTGTTATCCAACCCATACTTAGTACCTGCAAAAGCATGACAGTCAACGTACCAAAAACCTTCTTGCGGAATACACCATGTAATAGCATACAGGTCAGAAGTTTTCCCAACATCGACACCAATCCAAGCACGTTCACCATCGATATTAATTGGCTCATCGACACGGCAAGCATTCCAATGTTCAACGTCCATATAGCTTTCTTCAGAAGCTTGTCGCCAAATGTTGAAGTTTTTGACCAGTTTAGAATTAAGAGAGCCATCTTCTTTAGCTTGAGTTAATTTGTTTTTCAAATAATTAAAAATTTGATCGTACATGGCATCAACATCCATCAATGGATTTGATTTAATCCACTTTTTTGGATCATCAACTTCGGCTGTACTATCTTGTTCAGCAATAAAAGCAAAATAACGATCAGCCACAACTTCTCCGGATAAAACTTTCTTTGCATATGGATACATCTGCGTGTGCATTGGCACGTTCATATCAAAACCAGCTGTCGAAATTACAAATGTTAAATAACTAGGCAAGAGCAATTGTCCTGATGATAGAGTTTCAATCATCTCATCAGTCTTAGCGTTCGCATATTCATCGACCACGGCCACATGGGGTTCATAACCATCAACCAGACCAGCATCGCGTGAAAATGAACGAATAATCGAACCATCATTGAGATTCTCAATTTCATCACGTCTAATTTTAACTGACCGCTTAACTTCATCGTCTTTTCGACACAATGCTTTTAACCGATCCTTGACCATGCCAAATACGATACCAGCCTGTTTGCGATCATTAGCAGCCGTATATAATTGCCGTTTAAATTTTGGCGATTTACCAAACAAGAATTCGTACAAAATAACACCAGAAATCAGCAAACTTTTACCGTTTTTTCGTGCCATCGAAATAAAAATATCAGTATAGCGTCTAGTGTTAGGATCCTTCTTGCTGACCCAACCATAGATACTTCCGATAATAAACTTTTGATAAGGTGCTAATTTCTGCGCTTTACCAGTCTTAGGATCTCCCAACATCTCCATGAACATTACCGCTCGACCAGCTAATTGCGGATTATATTGCCATATCCAATCTTCACGTTCGAGATCATCGTCATGTCTTTTAACTGCAGCTAGTACCGCATCGGAGACAACTAATGAACCATCAAGAACACGCGTGACAAAATCAGTTAATGGATCATCAAATTTTTTCATTAGTTAAACATCTCCATTATGCTGTGTTTCTCCTTGTCATCTTCGGTTTTAGGCATATTCATTTGCATTCGTGAGTTAACATTTAATCCTAAATCAGAAGCCAAACTCTTAATGTTTTTCGTTGCTTTATCCAAATTACGGATCAGCTTATCCTGTTGTTCTTCCAGGTCAGCAATTTTTCCACCATAAAGTCTAAGGCTTGTTTCCAATCCTTTGATCGGGTCTTTATCACTATCACGAACCGCTTTGAAGTAATCTTTCTCAAGAATATCGTATTTTTGGCGATTATAGTCAATATCTGCGGTTATTTTTGGCAAATCTAGCGATATTTGCTTGTAAATTCCATACCAAGTACAGTAGTTTTCTAATTCAACGCGATCAAGGTTGCGAAGTGGTAACTTTCCCAATGAAGCAATGATCCGTTTATACTCTTGTTTCGCAGCACCTTTCAGGTGATTAGGCGGAGTTACTTGTAGTTTTGGCAAACCATCCGCCGCTAGAATTTCCGCTTTATATTTGGCTTCTTGCTGAACAACAGTTAAATGACCAGTCGATTCTCGCAATAGTTTTTGTTTTCGTGCCATCTCCCACTTTCACTCCTTTCTGATAGTAATTCCCCACTAAACCCCCACTTTGAGGCTTAAAATTGATAGAATTTGGGATGCGAAAAAGATGCCGTCCGTTCTTGAGTGGGGTATCAATCCGCCCCCCGATAATTTTGGGTGGGGGTACCTGGGGCTAATCTACCCCTTAGTTGCCGGTTTTCAGTCGACGAAATTTACTGAAATTTTTTTGTGAGAATAAGTTAAATGCTTTTCGTGTATTTTCGTTGAATCTTTTCTGTTCTTTTAATCTTTGAATACAAATTTCTTTCTTTGTATCAATCAGAATGTGATCAATGTCATGATAGTTACTAAGTAATGTATCGATCTTACTGTCTGGATAAGTCTGAATGATCCAAACGTTGTCAAAGGTTTGTTCAGCTTTAAGCTTTCGCAATAACTGTTCAAAGAACAAGACAACATAGTCATGCACATCAATGTTCCTCTCATGCGATGGTAGACCAGACAATGACTGCATCAGTGAGTCATAGTCATAGGTCAGGTCATGCATACCTCGATGTCGTTCAACGTATGCCGTCTTACCCGAGGCAGGCAAGCCACAGACGATGTGTATCTGCATGTATCGTTCACTTCCTTTGTTGTGCTTGATCCATTCACGTTTGGTCTTGAGCTTATGACAATCACGACAAAGTGTTTGCAGATTATCAATGTTGGTTCTGTCTTGCCAATCATCTTTACTTGGTATGATGTGATCGACCAGACTACCCTCAAGCCCACAACGTTGACACAATCCGTAGTCACGAGCTAAGACAGTTGCTCTTATGTTCTGCCATTCTTTACTGTGATAGAACTTTAAGTAATCAGACTGATCGTTCTTACGGTTGCGATTGTATTGCTGATCGTTGTCTTTGCGCACATGCTCATCGTATGGCACTAAGGTTGGCTTACCACCCACGAATACTAACTTGCTGGGCTTAGCCATGTTCAATGCCGCCTACTATTTTAATGGCAGCCTCAGCTTCTTCTTTTGTTAGGCCGAGGTTAGGAAACTTATTGAACCCTGGTTGTCTTGGATCAATAGGCTGATATCCTAATTCAAAGGATCCCTTATCAACGATATAGAACTGCCCGTTGTTTCCTTGGACAATGTAATCTCCATCATGGACGACTGAACTATGGTGCATATCTTTCAGATAGAACCTCTCACCAGCACGATGGTTAGGCAGCTTTGCGCTTGTTAGATCATACATATCTTGCACCATCGGATAATACTTCAAACGATTCTCTTGAGCTTTTCTAATATCAAACCTCTCAGCATTAACAACGACTGGTTTCTTGATATACTTTTCCATTATTGATCATCCTTTCATGGCTCACAACACCAATGCGACCATTCCTCAGCTGAAGCAGTATACGCTTGACATCATCAATTGAACTAAGCATAGCGACTGATTCATCCAACTCAAATTCATTAGGAGCCAGCCCATCCAAGGTTTGAGACTTAATTGACACATATCTTATTTCTTGTTCTAAGTCACCGTCCTTGACTATAATCACATTTTGACTGACATTAACTTGTGATTCGCAATAATGATTACAATAATATTCAATGTCTTTCTTTAACCTACTATGTGAGTGACGTCTTGTTGCGCTTACTACAAGCTTCAATAACTTTCCCATTCTTGATCATCCTTTCTAACTAAAGTAAACACCACAAGATAAACCGTCCAAACCAAATGATACCGATCCAACTAACCACTGAGATTGCTAATGCTAAACCACAGCCTAGTGCTTCATACTTCATGATCATCACATCCTTTTTTACTGTACAAAAAAAGCAGCCGTTAAGCTGCTTCACTTTGTATGTCTATCTATAAACTTGTATATTAACTTCAATTCAAAAAAGGCTGCAATCAATAACAGAAACTCTATAATAATAACAGCACTCCAATTAAGAGAAAGAATCCCAAGTATTTTTGCAATTATAATTGTTAAACCTATAACTAACATATACTCATTCCTTTTTTGCTCTATACCTTTTTATTTCATCTTTAACTTTCTTATCTGCTTCGAGAATAACTTCTCTATTTTTTTGATCATTTAAATCTTTCATTTTAGTTTCAATCAGTTGAAAAGGTTCAATGTTAGTCCCAGTAAAATCATATTTTAAACTTACAATTAAAGTACTAACATACATCAAGGTCACATAATTATCAAAATCACTGTTCTTCTTACTTTGATTATATACTGTATACTGATGCTGACTCATACATGAAAGAACATCTACTGTTCTTTTCGATCCATACATTAAGCACTTATGAACCATATCACTATATGTTTTTTGACCTTTAGGAGTACCGAATGTTTTCATTGTTTTATCCAAATCAGTAATTAAAGACATCCATTCATCAAATGTTCTTTCAAGATCTTTACCACTGATTTGGCGAAAATAAGCTTCACGTTGTAAATTAGATTGATTTTCGGATTTACGTTTTTCTACCTTTAGTTCACGATACAACTTAGGAGAATCTTTTAAAAAATAACTAATAACACTTAAAGCTCCTAAAATAAGTACTAAAACAATAATCTTTATAATTTCCATTGTATTCACCCCTCACTATAATAATACAAAAGCCCAGCTGCAATAGCTAGGCTTTGTTGGAGGTGAATCAATAAATTTTGAACAATATCATAATAACATTCTTTGACTCCCATTAGTGTATCAGAATAGTGTCAATAGTGTGTCATTTAAAAATCATCAACGAACCGCCACAATAAGCTTCTGCAAATTCATACTGTGCTTTCCCTAGTTCACGATAAAATGTCGAAGTAGACTCAATATATTTCTCAGCTAACTGGAGATTAGTCAGTTCCGTTCGACGCATATACTTATCATATAACCGCCTACGTTTTTCTGTGCCAAGTTTGTTGTATGCTTTATTGATTGCACATAGTTCTTCTTCAGCGGTAGTTTGTAGAACGATCGCATCTTCAATTGGATTATGGATCACGTTTGTTTGGGATGTCATTTCCAAATGATAAGTAACTGTGATCTTTGGTTCGAACTGATCCCGGGCATATCTAACAAATGAACGATACTGACTCAGCAGACTATCAACTTGTTCTTTCGTTTTCTCTTTATCAATATCCGGCAATAATCCCACAAGCTCCACTCCCCATGATATAATTGATTTGTTGAATACATTAGACAGCGTGGCTTGCGAGCTGCGCTTTTCTTACGTCTTAATTTTCTCATCAAACTTTTCCTGTTGAAACTGAAACACGTCCTGACAGATCAACACGACTAATCTGTTCTTTTCATATTTCATTTCGATCTCGGATAACTTAGTGGATAACCACAGCCAGTAATCGTAAGACTGTGGTCCCAACTCATTCAGTTTCTGATTCGCCTCGCCCATCAAATTTAGAATGTCACGAAAGACTGACTGCCAAAACTTCATGTGATCACTCCTTTATTTTTAATCGTTGAGCAATTTAATATGTTCTTCATCTCCATAATCGATTGTATATATTTCGATGACTCTTCGAATAACTCTAACTTCATAATCTGGATGATCAACTATACTTTGTAGCTCTGTTCGTTTTTCTTCAATCAAACTGTTATACGCAGCATTGTAACTTCCAGCACTATCTAAAACAAACTTAGCAGCATTAACAATATTTCCTTTTAGGTGGTTTTCATGTAGCCAACGCTTGTATGGGTTATTTGATGCTAGCCCTATAATTAAACTATCAAATGTTTCCGATGATATTTTTATTACTTTTTCTTCCGTCATAACCATTTCACTCCTCGTATTTATAAACCAACATTGCATCTTTGCCTTCAAACCGCTTGTGTGCACTCGGGTAACTCATCCATCGCACCGTACCAACCGAAACATTTAACCAAGCTGCTATATCTTGGATAGTGTCGGCGATCATGATAAACGTATCGCCTTTGTATAGTGCGTAGAAATAATTCATATTATCACCACCTCGGTTGGCTGTACTTATCATCAAGTCGCATAACACGTTTCAGGTTCTTGCGATCTTTGTGTTTGGTGTACGTCCAGAAAAGCTTATGCCCGATCCGACCCCAACGTTTACGTTTTTTCAATAGTTTCATTCACTCCACCTCTTCAATCTGAATATATATCCCTGGTACATCTGACCAGAACTTCTCGGTGATCAGACTGACAACAAACCGATCATCTTTCCAAAAACCTAATTTGGTCATGCAATCCTGTAGGAGCTTCACACTATTGTCGAGATCTGGCTTAGTATCTTTATACTCCCCATTCACATGCTTACCTTTAATGGGGAACAACCACTTGATCATCAGCCTTACTTTTCCAGTGAATTTCTTATCTGGTAAATGTCCGGCGAGATTATCCATATACTTTGCACGAGCAGCTTTTAATTCTGCTGGTTCGTAGAACATCGGCTTGCCTTTGACAACATGTACCTGTTTTTCTTGGTGCGTTACAGAAGGAATTCGCAGTGGCATGAAAAACTCATGCGTAACCTCTTGTTGTTGCATATTCGATTGCACCTCCAGTTCCTGTGATCCTGTAAATCTTGCCCTCCAGTGGTAAGTCATCTATCACGAATATTTCTTTTAAATAATCAATGTCTCTATACTCATTGAAGATGTCGTACAAAGAAAAACTTTTTGAATATGGTACGCAAACTGGAAAATAATGAGTTTGTTTTCGTTGTCTTTGATCGAGTGGGTCAAAATCTTCTGTACTAGTTACCAAAAATATTTTTATCAAACTATCTGGTGTCACAGTTATTGCTTTTTCTAGAACATTCACTTTTTTCATTCCTTTTTATTAAATTATTTTACGTAAATGTGTTAACCTTTTTACACCTTTCAACCTCCATTCACAGTCTGTCCTAGTCTTTGTCTATAGCTACTCCCCACTGGGGAGCTATAGACAAGACGGATAGACAGCGATGTGATGGGATTTATAGACTGTCTATCGATCGTCTATCGCTGATAGCCTATGACGAACAAATTTATTTTCAATCGCTGTCTATCGCTGATAGCCTACGATTAGTTATTTTAATGTTAATCATTACTTTTTCTTTGAATCATTCCATCTACAATTTCAAAATCAGGATGCTTTTTAACTCTCGGATAAACACTTCGTTTGCTGATTTCTAAGTAAGCAGAAATCGTATTTAGATCTACTGGTTTACCATCATCACTTGAAACATTAAAAGCTTCTTCAAGTTCTTGCTTAGCTTTCTCACTGCGATTCTGATTATTCTTTTGAGTACCTTTCATCCACTTCTTCTTTGGTGTTTCATCTTCCAGCTCAACATCAGCCAGTGAATCATCCAGGACATGGATTGGATATTTGAACCAAGCATTGACTGGCTTAAACCCGGCAAACTCTCGCAGCGTTCCTTCTAAGCGCCAGGCTGTTTCGTGATCACATTTTTCAACGGCAACGTCTTTTTCATGGTCAATAAACGCCCGGATCCGATCGGCATCGGGTAGCGGATCAATTGCTTGATGGAGATGCATGACCATTTGTTTCTCGCTGAACTGATCATCAAGACTCACTTTGTCGTAACTCGGATTAAAGTGCTTGATCGCCTTAGCGTACGTTTCACAGATCGTCTCACGTCTTAACTGATTGAACCGGTCTTCTCCAACTGGTAACTCGATCAGATCTAGGATCGCATCAGGATCTCGAGCGAACACACCAGAGCCACTTGAACGATCCATCGAACTTTTACCAAATTGTGAACCTTTTGAGTGATGATGACAGTAGATCACTGCACAACCTAATTCAGTGGCGATTTTGTCGAACTGATTAGTGAAGTTGGCCATCTCGTGTGCACTGTTTTCGTCACCAGTCAACACCTTGTAGATGGGGTCGATAATCACGGCCATGTATCCGATCTTCTGTGCTTTACGGATCAGTTTCGGTGCTAATTTATCCATTGGACTAGTTTTGCCACGCAAGTTCCACACATCAATATTATTTACGTTTTCGTGCCCTTTGCCGATCGTGTTATAAATATCAACAAAACGTTTCTTGGCCGAGCGTTCATCTAATTCGAGATTGACATATAATACTTTTCCTTGGACACATTGGAAACCAAACCACTTCCACCCTTCAGCAATAGCGATGGCTAATTGAATCAGAGCAAACGACTTACCGGCTTTCGATGGTCCCGAGATCAATAGCTTATGACCCTGACGCAACATGCCTTTGATGAGTTCCGGAGCCAGCTCGATTTCTTTATCAAACAGATCACTCATGTTCTCCAGGTCAGGCAGATTGTCATTGAGATCTTCGATATACTCTTCCCATTCTTCCCACGTGGTCTGTCCAATATTTTTTTCGATCAAGAATTGTTTTTCTTGGCCACGTTCAAAGCCAGGGAGACGTGTGAGACGTGATGGATTTTTGTTTTGTTTATCGACTTTTAAACCATTATTTTCCATGACCTTAAACAAGTAATCGACACGCTGTTTGTACTGTTCATAATTTTGCGCATTGATCTTGATCACGGCGTGAATCGATTTATTACCAGAATATGTCAGTGTGGCAATTGGCAATTCGAGCCGGTGCAAGATCTCGTTTTGTTTCTCCAATTCAGTTGAATCAGACTCGACTAACGCATAGCGATAATCAATAACGTTATCATTTTTAACGCCATTTCCGTCTAGCGGATTGATGCGGACCCATGCACCAGCTTCCGGGTTCGGATCACCCATCACTGAACCAATGTCCCCATTGTTTTTTCTCAGTAGATCAATTATTTCGCCGGATGTCATGGTGTAGATACCTTCATTCGGCAGCCATTTTTCAATTTCACCTTCGCTGTTTTTCTTTGCCCAAGGATTATTGGAGAAGCCGATCACTTCACCAGGATCAAATAATGTCTGCAGATAATCGATGATCTGCTCGGCTGGATGCCAGACTTTTGGCTTTTTGATTTTTGTACCTTCCAGCCAACTAGAATCAAGCAAGCGATAACCTTTAGTCGGCGGTTGTGCGACAAACGAATCGTCCCAGCCAAGCTGCGTGTCATCATCAGGATCGTATTCAGAATGCCAACCATTGTCTTTGGCAAGTTGCGTGATCGTGGCACCCGTGATTGGCGAACCTGAACCATTAAAAGTATTCCATTTCTTCTCGCACTCGCCGTTGTGGTAGCGTCGGCCATCTTGAGCTGACCAGCTATCCCAATCTGAGACAGAATAGCCTTCATACTTTAGGCTCATTCCGACATCGCACCACTCTTGATAATTCAAAGTGCTTGGGTCGATATAATCCAGTAAAGGAATTAGATCAAACTTACTCTGTTCCGCCATAGGTCTTACCTTTCATTGCAGTTTCGATTGCTAATGCTAGTCCTGCAGTTTCGCCTTTCAAATATGCTGTCTTAATCAAATTTTTTGCTTCTTGTTCTAAGTCTTCTAGTTCTTGGTTAACTTTAGGTCCTAGTGAATTATCACGATTCAGATACTCTTCTGAACGACTGAATTTATTGTGAATATCGTTTTCTAATTTCAATAAAGTTTCATTCATGCTTTTCACCTTCTTCTAATCTAAATGCAGCAACTTGAAGATTAGCTATTAAAGCAGTTAAGCCATTTCTGGTAAAATAAAGTTCTTGTTCAATTGGTTTTTTATTGCGCCGTTTAAGCGTTCGTGCAGTGATTTTGATGTGATTACCATCAACTTCACTTTGAATCTCACTTGTAATGATTCCTTTTTGTGGTAGGACTTCGTTGATATTGATCATTGTTATTCTCCTTTACTTATTATTTTTATCGCGATAACGTCCTGCCTAGGGCTCGAACCTAAGATGTACCATTCAGGACATATTGCCAACATCGATTGAGAGATGAAAAGTTAAAAAGGAGGATAACCTTTCCTTCTTTCTGTTTTTGAATTTCGTGTTGGCAATAAAGCTAGTTTAGATAGTGTAAATTCAATCTAGGAGAGGCCTCATCACTCTCTTTTCTATAATGTATTTCCGCCCTAGCAATGACTCAGCAACTTTTGAAGGTTGCTAAGTCTATAGATGGTTTAATGCATGTTTACCTTTTTACTTCTAGGAATCTCGAAAGGCCGATAAGTGTCGACTAATTCTTTTGGATCAATATTCGGTCTGTATTCAGGGCCAAGCGTATACGGTTCAGCACACCCACGAACAACAGTGTGTGCTCGATGGTCCCAATTGATTATGAGACGTTCTTTTCCCATCTGAATCTTCCTTTCTTTACCCGGCAAAATTTTTTACCATCGCATCAAAATCATACTTAGGGATCTCACGTTTTTCTGCTGGTTTGAACTCCGCTGGTTTTACACCACGAGGAGTCCGCCAACCATTTGCTGCGATCCGCTTGATCATGCTGTTGGCTGAGTCAAAGTTCCAGGTACCCACATGTTGAAAGTTTCTACCTTCCAGGAATCTGATCTGCTTTGGTGTGGCCAAGCCAGCATCACGACGTTTATTCAGTCGATCTAGCAACAATTCAGCTTTACCTGCATTCTCGATCTCGTCCGGAAAGATCCCCAACTTCTCAAGTGCTGCAGTTTGTTTTTTAGTCGGCGGTCCCATCTGATAACCAAACTCAGGCACATAATCCGTTAAGTCTGAATCTTGGATAGACATTTCGAACTGCAACGGATCCACCAGTTTACGCTTGCGTTTCTTCATAGCAGCTAATTGTTCAGCTAATGAATCTTCGCGTTCAGTTGCCACATCTTCAGTGGCTTGCTGTTCAGCTTCTTCTAGATCAACAGCACCATCGGCATCAGCAATGTTTTCAGTCATTTTTTTAGCAACTTCATCATTTTTGGTAATCAGACTGGCTGGATGACATAGTTCCAACCGTTCGGTGTGCCACAAGAAATCAAGGATCAATAACTCTTTTTTGCCCGGAGATAACCGAGTTCCGCGCCCAACCATCTGACTATAGAGAGCACGAACTTTAGTAGGCCGTAAAACTACGATTGTGTCGACAGTTGGACAATCCCAACCTTCAGTAAGCAACATTGAATTACATAAGACGTTGTATTTACCTTTATCGAAATCTTGCAGGACTTCCTTACGATCTTCTGACTCACCATTGACTTCTGCACATCTAAAACCTTTTGAATTCAGGATATCCTTGAATTTCTGCGATGTTTTGACCAGTGGTAAAAACACAACTGTCTTTCGATCTTTACACTGTTTGACCATCTCATCGGCGATTTGATAAAGGTACGGATCCAATGCCGTCCCCAAGTCTTTGGTGGAGAAATCTCCAGCTTGTTGTTTAACTCCAGTTAAATCTAAAGTCAGTGGGATCGTTAGTGCTTTGATTGGCGAAAGATATCCTTCTTTGATTGCAGCAGGTAGGCTATACTCGTATGCCAGGCTGTCGAAATATTCGCCCAGATTTCGCATATCAGATCTGTCCGGAGTCGCTGTAACACCCAGCACATCGGCATCTTTGAAGTGATCCATAATTCTTTGATAACTATCAGTTAGGATATGGTGAGCTTCATCGACAATGATTGCATCGAAGAAATCTGGTTCAAACTGGTTCAATCGTTTTTCTTTTTGCAAAGTTTGAACGGATCCAACGACCACTCGATAGAAACTATCAATGCTGGTACTTTCTGCTTTTTCAACCGCAGCTCTTAAACCTGTTATCTTGAATAATTTATCTGCAGCTTGTTCAAGCAATTCTCCACGATGAGCCATAATCAGGACTCGTTTACCTTGTTTAACCAGCTCTTCAGTCAGTTTGGTGAACACGACGGTTTTACCCGTGCCTGTTGGGAGAACCAACAAAATTTTCTTATGACCAGATTTCCATTCCTCTTGGATCCTATCGATCGATTCTTGTTGGTAAGGACGTAATGACATGGTAAACTCCTTTCTTTATTGTTATAATTTAATTAATTATTTTTACTAAGAGGTGCTTATTTATGGAAAGAAATATAAATGTTAAACATGCTCAAAGTACCAACTCGTCATCAATTACTCTTGATATAGATGAATACTGCCCACATTGTAAAAATTCAGTTTCACCACATATAATTTATGCTGTTACATCAAAACCAATCCAAAGAGATTCTTTTAATAGCATTGCTATTTTTCTCCAGTGCCCTAGATCAGTCTGCAGCAAGTTTTATTCATTAGAATATCCATGCAGTGTAAGTCAATACAGCGCTATAGATAAAATAAAAAATTCAATCAAATATACATATTCACCACATTTAGAGAATACACTTCCCGAAAATTTAAAAGCCACATTTCCTGATTTTATTAAAATTTACGAACAGTCCTTAGAAGCTGAATCGATGGGTCTAGATGAAATTGCTGGTGTAGGTTATCGAAAATCTATTGAATTTTTAATTAAGTCATACGTAATCAGAGAACATCCTGACAAAAAAGATCAGGTAGAATCAATGTTTTTAGGAAACGTAATAAAAGATGACTTAACTGATATTCCAAGAGTACAAAGCTTGGCACAAGCAGCAGTGTGGATTGGTAATGATGAAACACATTTCACACGTATTCATGATGATAAAGATATTCGAGACATGAAAAGTTTTCTCGAAGCTGCAGCATTATTTATTTCTGCAAACCTAAAAGCTGATGAAGCGGCAGAATTTACAGCTTCTCCAGAATCTTAAAATTTTTGTAAAACTCGTTACTTTTTGCTCCGTTGGTGGTAAAGCCCTTGTTAAGAAGGGCTTTTTTACCAACTTTTTTTGTTGCATCATTTGAAAATACGAGCTTTGCATATACTTTAACTTTCCATTCGCCATACTCATATTTGGGTAATTGAGGTATAAAATATTCAATATACCCACCAACAAAATCTTCTTTCATCGTATTTTCCATGCGATCACCCCTTAGCTTTCATATCGATCACATTACTTTTCTTGACTGTTTCCTTTTCAACAACATCAACTGGTTCACCAATATCAGTCTTTACTGTCCCATCATCATCAATGTACGTTTGACCAGGGACACCAGACTTTAACTCATGTGCTTTGATCAAGTCACCCAGACGCTCAGTTTTCATTGAAGTATTTGCATCGATAATTGGTGCAAGCTTACTAGCAACACTGAAGTTAACGGCTACTGTTTCTCGCTCATCGTTTGGAGTAAAGTCAACTTTGATCGTCATTGTCCGTTTCGTTTCTGAACTAGTCTGTTTATCATGAATATTTTCAAAAATCTTACTTACTTCACGCTCAATATGCCGGCGAAACTTTCCATCGCCCAGACTGTTTAAATCAAAGTCAATATCATTTGTAAATCTCATTTAAATCATCCTTTCTTAGAATGCTGTCCCACCGTTGCCCCACTGATTGTTTGCCGGTGGTGTTTGTGGCTTTGTTGGTTGTTGATTAGGTTGTGGTTGTTGTTGCTGTACAGGTTGACTTTCTGGTTGACCTTCACCAGGTTTCAAGAAGTTTTTGATCCGATTGTTTTTCTTTGGATTTCCATCTTTATCGTTGTAAGAGTTAACTTCAATCTCAGCCATACCCTTAGACCCAACTACGGTGCTCCAATTTGGTTGGAAAGGTTGTCCAATTACAACACCTTGACCGATCGACTGAAAGAACTGTGTGAGTTTCCATTGCATCCGTTTCAGCAGATAAAGTCGTTCAGAAATCGTAGTTGTACCTTCTGGACCGGTAACTTCACATTTAACTTCGGCGTATGGTGTGCCGTTTGGAATCTTGCCTGAACCGTCATAGATTTTGCGGTCCATCTCTTTGACAGTGAATGGATAATTGCCTGCCGAGATCAGCGTAAATTCACTTTCTTCAGCGGTAAAACTCTCGCCCCATCCGATTACTTCGTTGTTATTATTATTCATTACTCATTTCTCCTTTATTTTTGATTTCTAACTTTAGTGTTTAACAGATTAAGTGCTGCGTCCCAGTTCGCTGTGATATGCTCAAACAAGTCTGCTGGAACATTTTCCAATGGTGTGTTTTGTGGCATAAATCCACCCTGATAGATGATCTGCATCAGTTCATCTTCAGAAACATTCTGAATTTTCATCAAATCAGCTAACCCTTGTGGGATAGTGTTGTTGATGTGGATCTCCTGGTCATCATTTGTTTCAGTTTCGTCCGGTGCTGGCTGAGCTGGTTGTGTCGGTGTTTCAGGTGGCAATGGTGGTTGTTCCAGTTGTGGTGCTGGTTGGACTGGAAGTGTTTGCTGTTGTCCTCCGGTTGTCGCCTGAGTGAACGCTGACGCAATTTGCTTGTAGTCGAATGGTAATTCATCATCTAAGCCTAAACGGTTCTTAGCGTCCCACGTTGGCCGGTGTGTGGTGTACATGACTCGTTCGCCACCTTGTCCTTTTTTCTTGCCTGATTTAGTCTCCATGACATAGGTTTTATAATTAGCGAATAAAACCATGTCGGCCCATTCCTTAACGATCGGTGCTGATTTCTTTTCGAGCTTTAATTCATAACGATCATAAGAACCAATCTCGTCAGGTTCTTCTTTCTTTCGTAGCCAAGCATGGGCTGTAATTACTACATTGATACCGACATTGATCACTTCAGATAACTTGTCCAACAACTTACCCATTTCGTTACCTAGAGCAACATAGCGAATGCCATAGTCGCTTGAATCAATTGCTTTCCAATTGTTGCTAGCACATAAATGCTGTTTGCAGAGGTCCTCTGCCCAGTCGATTGTGTCGATTACTAAAGTTTTACCAGGTCGATTAAGCTTCATATCATCGACTTCGTTAAGCAACATGGTCCAACTTGATGGTTTGTCATAACGCTTAACATCTAAATAATTAGTTGAATTCTCGGTATCAATAAAGACAGGATCCGGGAACTGACTTGCAAAAGTTGTCTTACCGATACCTTCCACGCCATAGATCACTGCTTTTTGTGCCTTTGGTATTTTTCCACTTGTAATATTCATTAAAATGCTCCTTTCCCTTGCCATTGATTATTTTGCGGTGCTGGATCCGGCTGCTTTACTTCTTCATTTGTCGCAGTATCGACACCACCGTAGCCGTCTGTGATCACCAGCGAGCACTCTCCACCAGTTGAAACTCGTGTAGCGATTGCTTGAAGATTTTCTTGCTCGAGCCATTTACCAAACTCGTTCAATGTGGTCATGTCCATCTGTTCCAACTTGTCCAATAAGACGAAACCGCATTGTGGTTTAAGTTTGCGAACGATAGCTGTGGAGACCTTTAGTTGATCAGAGCCTGACATGTTATCCCACTTTTGGCCGTTATAAATCAGTTCACCATCGTCAACAGACAAGCCTGGTAGTGGTAGTTCAGCATCACTCAGTAGATGAGCTTTCTTTGAACGAATATCTTCAAGCTGCTTGGATAGCAGATCGTACTTGTGTTTGTATTCGTTTGCGTCGTCTTCTGCTTTATCCTTATCCAAGTTAGCGCGAACTTTACGATTGATATCGTCGATCTCTGTCATGCTTTGCTCAAGTTCTGCAGTCGATTCATCTTGGAGAGTGGCCACAGTTTTTTGAGCTGTTTCGATATCTGCAATTGTTTGAGCATGTTGGTTAGTTAATACTTCTAGTTGTTGTTTCAATTGGCGAATTTGCTCAGTAACACGATCTATCTGTTCTTCCTGGTTTGTTTTTTGTTGCTGCAATTGTCCTAACTGCTCACGTTTACGCTGATTTTCGCCATTCTTAGCAAGTATGGCTTGTTGTTGTTGAATCAGTTCAGAAGCCGATACAGGTTCTTTTGGCACGTCTGGATAGAACTTCTGCTCGTTGGCATATTTCTTTTTCTGATCCGCGATTTTACCAATCTCGTGGCGTTGGTTGTAAACTTCACCTTCTTCTTTTTCGAAAGAAAGCAGCTGATCACCAACACCGATAATTTGCAGTAATTGCTGTGCTTTGTCGTGATTATTCATCTCCATAAACTTCGGTAGGTTAATGGCTAGTTCTTCCACAAAGCTATTCAGCAACTGCTGACCGCCCTTCTGTCCATCAGGATCAATAACTTTCAAAGATGAATTTTTACCCGCACGTTCTACGATCAAGCCGTTATTCATGCGAATGTGCAGTTTAGGCGGGATTGATGATCCTTCACGTGATGCTTTAGACGGCTTATACTTGTTACCCCCCAAAGCCCAGGCAATTGCGTCTAAGACACTTGTTTTACCTTGGTTGTTATCTCCCCCCAAGATGGTTAAACCGGCTTCTTTGGGCTGTAATTTGACTGATTTAACGCGCTTGACGTTTTCAATCTCAAGCGAATTTATTTTCATTGACATTTTTTCACTCCTTAATGTGGTACAATGACCACAGACCTTTTTGTGTTTAGTCGCTCTGCCGGGAGCGGCTATTTTTTTCGCTTCTTAAAAACTTGTACATCTGATGTGTTCCCATCAAGCAGGCAGTCAAGACCACAACAACCATGCTTGTCGTATAGGCCTGCATCCTAATAGAAGTTATCAAAATGATTACCCCTACAATTTCGATATCGCTGGCGTGCATTTCTTTTCGCCTCTCTTTCACGTTCCATCTCGTTTTCTAATTGATTGATCAAAAAGAATAAAATAGAAATCAAAATAGCTAACACCAAGCTCATTTTCGCCACCTCTTCTTGATGTACTCGGTCGTGCCTAAAATAATGAAATAAGCAACAACCACAGTTACAAAGCTTTCCATCGGGGTCATGGCATCTTAGCCTCCCACTCTATGCGATCACGATTCTGTTCCATCCATTCGCATGCCGGCTTAGCGAATATTCCATACGCTGAGCCTTTACCCTTACTGGGACGTAACCAGCCACCCTTCTTGCGGTAGTCAATTTCATTTCTAAATTCAGAAAAGATATACAACGTGACCCAGGAACGCTCACGATTAAAACAGCAGTTTCGGCGGAACTCGTCTAATGTCCAAGTCTTACCAGCTATTAGTTCATCAAAGTACTGGCTTGCTGATTGCTTAACTATCAGCTGGATCTCGTCTTTTGGTAATTGGATCGACAACATCTGTTGCATTGTCATCACTCCTCCTTATGAACTAACTTTTGCAATTTGCTTAGCACTTCACCACGGCTGAAAGCTTTTAGTTGCACTAGCTCACCATTGTTGTAGTCCAGGTATTCGAACAAGCCATTATCGATTTCATTAACTTCTCCCAATTCGTCTTTACCATTAGCAGATATCAGGAAAGCTAAATTTTGTTCGAAGTCGATCCGCAACTTTTCACCATCATTGATTTTTAAAACGTTTGTCATTTGTTCACCCCCCTTATCTAATTTTGAAATCTGAAATAATTCGAATAATCAATTTATTACCTGCTGGATTTTTCTTTCGCCCAGATAAGTAATCACCAACATCTTGCTTTGCTAAACCATACATCGTGGCAATATCAGCAAATGATATGTCGTTTTCGCCAAGATATTTAACTATCTTGTCTCGAGCTGATAATGTTTCCGGCATTTTACTCACTCCTTTCTATGTAGGTGTAAGCCATTTTAATAGATTTCTATAAAAAAGTATTGATTATTTTTATACATTCATATAAAATGAAAGCATAGTAAATAAGCGTTATCTAAGCCCTTTAATTCCAACCAGTCGCCAAACTATTGTTTTAAAGGCTTTACTTTTTTAGTGCTTTTT